CCAAGGATCACCATCGTTACGGTATGCGTCGCAACCGTAAGTGGTTTGTGGTAGACATGGCGACCACTATCAGTCCAGCCACAGGTGCAGGACCAACGCCAGTCAACGACCTTCGTATCGCCGCCACTAGCAGTTGAAAGAGCTCCGGAAAGCTGCTCGATCGTGTAGCCAGCATAATGCAGAGAATCCTCGGTCCCAGATTCTCCAAGAGCCCCATCTTTCGGCATTGCGATGACTGGGCTAACGGACATGAGAAATCATCCTCTCGAGCAGCTTCTTAATAGCAGAGGGAAGGAGCAGCAAAGAGATAAAAGAAAATTCGACGAGTAGCGTTAGAAGGATTAGCCCACGCATTCCTGGCATCAGGAAGAACGCCACTAGACGAATCATCACGGAAAAGAGATATAGGCCCTGAACTGGCATGCGCTACTCGATGTTGACCGCTACAGTTACATCGCCAACAGCCACGACATCGCTCTTATTGGATTGGTCGAAGAGCTCGAGCTCTGCGTGGTAATCGCCGCGTAGAGCTCGAGTGTCCGCACTCCGAAGACGGACGAGTACGATTCCGGGAGCGATCCTAAACCCCAGCTTCAGGATTGCTCCTACGCCCGTCCCGCCCCTACACCCAGCGACCGTAGATGGGCGTTGGATATAAGAGCCAGGAGAGAAAATGCTAACCAGAGTAACTCCACCGAATGAATTCGTTGCGGCCACTCTTATGAGTCCGCCCAGACCAGATCCTCCCGTGATCGATAGAATGTCCCCAACGCTGTATCCTGATCCGTTAGTCGCGACGATAGCGCTACTGATCTCAGAGATAGATACCGAAACGTCAGGTGTCTTCTTATCGACGGACGGTGTAGAGGCATAGTTAGAGAACGGCATCGACTTCGTGAGAGACCACTTAGCGCTGACTCCTGTAAGGTCAAGTAGGGTGCTTCCTGAGGCATCGGACCTCATGTCTGAAATCTGGTATCTAAGAAACATCGAGTCGCCAGCGAAGATTGTGAGCGGTTCCAACTCCGTCGCCATGACATCGAACGCGATGTCGTACCTCGCTGGGATTGCAACAGAGTTCGGAACCGGGATCGGTGTGAACTTAATAAAGACCGTACTATACGCTGGTAGATCTGTTACAGTAATCTGCCCCGTCGTAAGATCAAAATCAACATCTACGGCAGTCGTTGGATTCCCGTAGTAGTCAAGCACCGAAACGTTAACTCCATTTCCAACGAGTAGTCCGTAGGAATCAACGTCGATCGTCCCAGACCAGTCACCTGTGACTTCAGTCCAATTGACAAAGAAGCCAGCGACTGCCCCCGTGAAGCGGTCACGGTGGAAGGCGCTGATGATTCGAGGGGTGCTGTTATGGTCATAGATGACGTCGTAGGAGTAGTACCTGAAGCCAGTATACAGAGTGTTAGCTAGACTCGTTGTGAAAGAAGTTCCAGTAGGGCTAAGGACAGGAGGGCTAAGAAGATCGCCATAGCGCAGATAAGGAGTAGCCCATCTTGTCTCTGCGATAGCCATCTGTACCCAGAGGTCACGAATTTGTTTAACTTCATCGTTAACGGTGCCCCCGCCTGAAAAGTAGTTAGCATCATCGAAGAGGTTAAGCTCGGCTCCGTCAACGTCATCTGCATAGAGTGAAAGAGTTGTCGCTGTGAGTCCATACGGCCATTCGACGCACATCTCATACGCAAGCGTTCGATGCAGCAGGCTATCAGCCCGATAAGCAGGCTTAATGGTAGCGCTGCTGAACTCATGGTTCAAAGCACGACCGAACGTTCGCCCAGCGTGTACGACGGCAAAAAGTGGAACGGCCTTAAATCCGTCAGAGGGCTGAACACCGTTGCGCCAGAGTTCTCCGGACGAGAGCGTGTGCCAACAGAAGTCCATCCCACGCATCATTGTCTCATCAATGTCCTCGCATGAGAACATATGCGCGACTTTGTTCGCCACGCTCTGCTGGGCAGCGCGAACAAGATCCCGGCTAGACTCAATGAACTGAGTCATCGCTTCCGTATACCACGAGCCTCCGCCAAGAGGATGTTGCTGATAGGACGCATCGATTCGGGACCAAGTTCCGTGATCCCGATAGCAGGACATGTTGTAGACAAGCGGCTGGAAGTGATTCGGCTCTGAGAAGACGTCGAAGTAGGTATGGCAGTTCCTGGCAACCCTGAATCGTCCCTCAGCGTAGTTCAGCGAGAGTTCTGTGAGGAAGGACTGTGCGTGGATGACCGCATGTGGACAGAAAAATGCGGTCGTTTCGTTGTCTGAAGAAGAGACAACGAGTTGGTCGCCGGGGACCGGAATGACATTTGTTCCGGTCCCGTCCGTTGGAATAGACGAGCAGTGAACAGCATTAGCAGAGATCGACGCAACAGTGACCTGAGCAAGACGAGCGTTCGCAGCAGGCTTTAGGGTTGCAATAAGAGCCTGGATAAAGAATTGAGCTTCGAGCGAGGGGTCATCGTCAACGAAGATTGTGTTCGTCAGAGAATCCCAGCCAGTGACGTTGTAGGTTCTCTCGTGGTAGAAGCTCTTATTCCTCTTCTCACAAAGACTATCGTTCTCGCCACCACACGCGACGTCTGCGACTTCGATGCGTCCTCTCCTAGACATTATCATCGAGCCAACGAAGTCTTGGTCCTGCCAGACATTCAAAACATCGTTCGCCCAGCGATACTTCGACATCGGTTCTGGGCCGACATTGAAAGGAGTCCATTTTCCAAGAAAAATGTTCTGATCGAAGAGGAGGGGGAGGGTCTGCCTAAGATCCCCGACCTCGTCCTCCCACATTGTTCTGAAGTTATCAAATGTTGCCTCGATGGTCCCGAAGACTGGGGTTTCGGTGCCGACCCCTACCGCGGCTCGCGCTGAGTTTATTAGCGCAAGGATCGGAGCAGTTGTTCCAGTGTATCCAACGTGAGAGACGTCGATGAAGAGGTAAGGACGCTTCTCAAGATCCGAGTTACCTGGGCGCTCGTTTCGTCTCTCGACCAGCCATGGAGGATTAACTGCCTCAAGACGTTGCTTATACTGGGAGGCGATGTCCCACCAGCCGTGCTCGGCGGTCGTCCCAAGCGGCATCAGGCACGTTGAGACAACTTCTAGGCTCCGATTATTATTCCCCGGCTGAATGTTATCCTCCGCCGGGAAGTACATCTCGTTCAGGATATTCTCGCCGTCGGACTGGAATGTACAAGCAAGGAGGGACTTATCCCAGCGCTCGTTCCAGATCATCCATGCTTCATTGGAGAGCGTTTCGTAATAGCCCCAGAAGCACATGTTCCAGCCACGACCAGAAGGATAGAACCAGTTATTATGAAGAAGGGCTGCGAATGTCGCAGCTGTTCTTCCATTCTGAGGGTCCCAGCGAAGATTAGTGACTGGGTCCTTAGACGTCATGCCAAACGTAATAGGCATTACCGCGAAATCGTTGCCACGATTCTTTGGGGCGACACGGACTGGAAGTAGGCACACTGAATCGACAGCGTATTGAACAGCAGTTCCGACCCAGGACACCGTACAAGAAGCACGGAGGAAGTCCTCGCCAGCCCTAAGTTCGAGCGAGACGCGAACATCTAAGACGTCAGTGCCTCCGACCGAGACGCTCGGCCAACGCAGAACGATCTCGGTCGGGGTAGCCGACGGGGCGTCCATGAGAGCGGCCGTCGGTAGGAGCGTAGAGGTGGCGAGAGCGTCCCTCTGGTTGGTGTCGGTGATGATCAGCCGCCAGAGATTCTCTTCGACGTTCGTCCAGGTCTTAAGGTTGTCGTCCTCAGCTTTGCGAGAAAATTGGACGAGACGAAATCCACCAATCTCGTCCTGTGCGAAGACAAACTGCGAATGCTGGTTCTCAAGAGTGTACGTTGCAAGGTCGGTTGAGCCAGACACGCAGCCAGAGGACTGCGTGCCTGGCTTATCGGACGGAGTTCTTAGGAAGAGGTCTAGCTGACCGTCAACATCAATCTCAATCACGCGCCGAACCTCACAGCGACTGGGATGCGAGTTTCATAGCTAAGAATCGAGAGACCAGCGCGAACCGCATGGTTAAACTTCAAGGTAGCGGAAACAACTCTAGCTCCGGTGATCCCAAGAACGGTTTTGGAGAAGTAGATGTTCCCGTCGAAGGTGTTTTCGACGAAGTCCGTGCCAGAAACGACGATTAAATTCGTGTTAGCGGCCCTGTCCGTAACGGCCAGGGACAGGTTCGAAATCACACTCGCTGTTCCATCTGGGCGATTCGTTGCAGTGAGTGGCGAGAAATAATGCTTATGATCCCACCAACGGTGAATCGAAATGCACCCAGAGATCTGCGGAGCGCTCGATGGCCCAGGGAGATAGGAGAGGCCGAGTTTGACGTCGAAATCTGGTCGAACTTCGTACATCATCGCGACAGGAATGAAGTCTCCAGGAGTGGTAGGATAGATCTTCAGGCCGCAGAGCCCAACCTGCGCAAGATCGACGTCATGCCCACCAATCTGAGGCTCTCCCCACAGAACGAGACGGTAGAATCCGTCCCCACCCAGCGTAAGGGTATTAGCCGGAGGAGAAGTATGCTTATCGTGGATCGAACCGTCTGGGAAATAGACTGTGGCCTTTACGGTAGTGCCAAGAACACCACCACTAAACGGTGCCCCATCCTCCTGAACGAGACGGAATAGGACGGATTCAACCCCGATCCCGTATCGCTTAGTCCCAGCATATTGGGCACTACCTGCAGAAGTCGTAGCCATTAGACATTCACCACATTACGGAGGACTGCGAAGTCTCCAGCACCAACGACCACAGTCTCTTCGTCCTCATCCACGAATTCTAGTTCTTGGTGGAAGTCACCAAAAAGCTTTTCTGTGTCTTTCTTCTCGATAGAGACCAGAATGGTTCCGATTGCGTCGCGTATCGTGAGGCTAAGTCTAAGTCCAGAACCAGATTCACCTTGAAGGCCGACGTCCGCAGAAGGAGCTGTGAAATAAGCTCCCCTATTAAGGAGTTGCACCTGAGCCACAGCTCCTTCTGCGGACGCGGATAGCACCTTCACCGCACCCGGAGCACCAACCCCACCTGCGATGGTAAGAATTTCCCCAACGTTGTAACCGAGACCCGCGTCTAAAATACTAACCATAGCAATCTCAATGCTGCTGACAGATGCAGCCTTGGTTACGATGGCGCGCTTGTTATACTCTCCGGCCGTCTCTTTACTTAGTGCCCAGCGAGCACTAAACGCACGGATATCAACGGGGAAGTCTCCAATCTCATCGAGAATCACAAACTTCTGGACGCGCGCGTTGCCTGCATACATCTCGACAGGGTCGAGCAGTCTCTCATTTGGAGAGAAAGTAATATTGTGGACATCGAGGAGTGTAAGCTCGATAGGGAGTGGGATGCTTGGGCGACCAAAACTTTCATGTGAAGCAAGCCCAGACATTGCGACCGTCTGGTCCTGCTGTATTACAATCCTCGGGACCCCTCCACCCGAGTTCGTCCGAATCCTTGGAACCTTGATCGTCTGATTAAGCTTGAGCCCAACGCTGAATCGCTCCGTTGTCCCAATACTTGATGGGGAGATTGAGTAGACAGAGATGTTCGAAAGAGTCGGAGACCCGAACCCCTCGTGAGAAGCAATCCCGATCGCTCCGATTGGAAATCCGACCTGCGCCCGACCGAACGCTGCAAGGGATCCTGGGCTAGCGGAGAATGAACCAGGAATTCCGGCCGGCAGGACGTTCTGTTGCACTGCTGGAGAACCAAGTCCTCCAACTGGCTCAATTCCAGTCGGTTGAAGTGTGTGCGACGTCGTGTTCGATAGAGTCGGAGACCCCGCCAGGAAATAGGAACTGATCCCAAACGGTTTAACCGTTAGGATGATCATTAAGCCAGCGCCGGATCCACCGGAAAGACCGGAGGATCCGGCGAAGGCAGATCCCTTAATCCCTGATGGCTTAACCTTCAGCGCGAGACTAGGGATGCCGATAGCATCCTGGTCAGACATTGGTTACAGCATGAAGATCCGGAAGCGACCGTTATCCCACTGGATCTGGATGTCAGCGCCATTCGGCGTGACAGGCAGCCCAGTTGCTGTGTCAATGAACGCGATGAGCGGCGAGGTCGAGGCGGTCCCAGTGTCCTTGAAGATCACAACTGCCTCACACGGCGATCCCGCAGGGACCGACGAGAACGTCACGTCAGCAGCATCGAATACCCCACCACGCGGCGAGTTAGTCGTCTTGCTGGCAAGGTTACCAGACGCAGACACGCGCGCGCCAATCGGAATGTCCGACAGGAACACGTCCACGGTCAGGTTGACCGTATGCCCACCGCTGGTGTAGGCGCCGTTGCCAGTGATATTCGCAAGTGTGTTCTGGTCCTGCAGCGAAAAGGTCGTCGAGCTCAGGACCGTAATGCTGAAGACGCCGTTCGCATTAGTGTTACCGCCAACGCCACTGATTGTGACGATGTCGCCAGTAGTGTAACCGTGTGCCGACGGAGTAGTGATTACGATCGGCGCAACGCCGTTGCCAGTACACCCGCTGACTGCAACACCATACTGGTCCAGGTCGATCAGACCACACTTGATGTTGTTCGCATTGATGTCGAAGGAAGTAGAATTAGCGTCCTTCGCATCAAGGATCATCCGACGCCCAGACTCATAGAGAGCAGAACCCATTATCGTATCTCCTGATTACTCGACGACTTCGATCATCTTCGTGTTAATCGAACTGATCGATTCCTTCCGCCCTCCCTCGTCGGTTGGCATAGGAACGTCGAAGTCTACTTGACAGTTACAGTACTTTTCTCCAGGAGACACGCTACGCACGGTCCCTCGGATAACGACTTTATCTCCCGGCTTAACGATCTTCCCGTTTACATCGTGGGGCATGAGTTATTTCTCCTTAGGTGGCGGCGGAGCAGCTTTCTTAGGCGCCAGCAAAGCCAACATCGCCGGGGTCATCTTCTTCGCATCAGGCAGCCCAGCGAGACGGCGGAACTCGTTGATCACTTCATCGTCCGGAGATAGGACAGCGCCGGACGTCGCAAGATTACGGATCACGTTCGACATCTCAGTCATGTCGCGTGACTGGACACTCTCAGCCATTGGAGTCGGCATCATCTCTTCCGGCCAACCGTTCATCATGAAGAGAGGCTTGATCAAGTCTCTCTTGATACCGCACCCAGTTTCGTAAAGAGCCCCGTCAACCCTAAGCTCAAACGCTTGACTCTTGCTCTTCGCCAGGGCATAGGACCCAACGTCACCACTGCCCAGCAGGATGTGCTCGGTTCCCATTACTATGGCGATCTCGTTCGTCAAACGGGAAATCGTTGCGGCGAGCTCTGCCTCCCCGGTCGAAGCTCCTTGGAGAAGCTCAAAGCTCCAGAGCGGGGTTCCCGTAGGGGTCTGATTTGGATCCTCAGAACGGACCAGGTCAGAATCAAGGAGGATTGAGATATCGGGATTACGGACGTGGTTCGATAGGAGATCTTTGAGAGGGCGAAGGATCTGCTTATACTGTTCCTCTGTGATCTTACCGTCCTGAACCATCTGCTTGAGCTTCGAGAGTGGCGCGCGTCCAAGAGGGACACCACGCAGATTCATCTCGAAGCCAATTCCTTCAAGCTGCTGGTATCGACGAAGACGGGTACCAGTTTCAATTACGTGGCGTAAGACTCCAAGTCCTGTCGGTGCGTCGTCAATAACATCATCGACGAGATAGAGAAGCTTCGCACGGGGAAGAACAAGCTCCTTCCCAGTATTCGGATCCCGTTGCGATACCGCTACAAGCTTCCCGCGTTCGACCCACCATCGTTCGATGGTGATCTGAGGACGTGGTTCGATCGACGCGAACCCAATCGTTCCATCCTTACGGGTCTTCGACGTCCACTCATGCAGGGAGAAGCCATACATTCGGAACATAGAAGCACGCTTCACGACTTTCGGAAGCGGGATGTCCGTGTCCTCCATAACTTCTTGAGTCTTCTCAGCAAGCTGCTTCGCTTGAGAAGAATCATCCGCAGGAGCAAACTTCCACTTCGCCTTACCAACCAGGTTGAGGTAGTAATGCAAGGAAGCAGCGACGATCGACAGATTCGCGATTAGGTTCGAATAGGTACGGAACTTCTCAGTCCCACGGGCACGAGGATCCCGTTCCTCCTCGACAACATAACCACCGTAGATAACGGTGCCACCCACGCCGACCTGGACGTTCGTTGGGACTGAAGTATTAGCAACAGAAGAAGGGACGCCAGCGGACGCCAGCGTCTCCTCGTCAGCTTCGACAGCAATCTTCTGCGCCTGCGAAGGCTTAGTAGTAGTCGCCTTGCTCGCCTTCCGTTTCGCCACCGTTATCTATTCCGATTAGTTCTGGGGCAGCGACCGAACGACTCGTACCCTTGAGCCGCAGCAGCGCAGCATACATTCTGCTGGCGGCGTCAATCTGGTCCTTGTACACACCGTTCGGGAAGACGCAGGCTTCATTCAAAAACGCGTCGTTCCACTCTGCTTGAACAAGATATACGTTACCGCCTTCCACCTGAGCGGCTAGAGGTTTTGCTCGATCTTCTTTCGAGCCAGATTCAGGGGAGAACCAAGCAGTAAAACCATGAAGAAGGTGCAAGATTGCAGACTTCTGCGAAACACCTGCCTGCCCAGGATCCTGGGGGAGGTCCTGAATCACAGACGTTCCGTCCTTCGTCGCGCAGTCTAGGATCATGTTCTCAACGTCTAATGGAGAACCTTGGATCCTATCGACGTCAAGGATATAGACGTCTCCTCTGTTTGAGAGTCCTCCCTTACAGCAGGCAGTAAATGCTCCCCCATCCTTTGTGGCAGCAAGGTCCCAACCACGAACTCGAATGAGATTCTGCGGAACATCCTTCGAGCCAACGACCTTAAAGTCCTTCTTCTTAAACATCCCGCCGCCACGCGGCGCAGGTCTCTGCTGCAGCTGCCCGGCGATCGCATAATTCCCACCCCACGAGGATAGAACAGGCTTCAGTTCACCATCAAGATAATCCTTCGGGAATCGTTCAGGCCAGAGAAGAGTGCCGGGCTCGATTCTCGGATCAACGAAGTTAATGATCGAACGGCTCTTATGTGGGTGATCAGGCTCATACTCCATAGGAAGACAGAGCAGATCGTAGTTCAATTCCTTCGCGAGAATATGCCCAGAGACGTCTCGCTCATGGACACGCTGCATAATAACGACAATCGCAGAACTCTTCGCGTCAATAATCCGAGTCGGAACTACTTCGGTGAACCATTGAAGAGTTGAATCCCGAATAACATCCGACTCCGAATCCTTCACGTTATGAGGATCGTCAATGATGAACCGATCTCCGCGCTCGCCAGTTCCAAGACCACCAACAGAGGTCGCAATCTTGAATCCGGTCTTATCAGTATCAAAGCGCACCTTCGCGCTTTGGTCCGAGGCGAGAGCATATCTATGGCCGAATGCCCGCTGGTAACGCTCAGATTGGATTAGAGAACGGCATCGTCTATTGTCGCGGATCGTGAGCGCCTCAGAGTAAGAGGCGCAGACATATCTCATGTCCGGACGATTACGTGGTCCCCACTCCCACGACGGCCAAAAGACGTTCGTCGTTAGACTCTTCATGCAACCAGGCGGGACGTTCATCAGAAGCCGACGAATCTGCCCGTCTGTCACTGCCTGCAAATGCTCACAAATCGCACCAACTGCCCAACCGTTGATGAACTTACGGCCAGGCTCGAGGCAGCCCCAATACAGCGTTATGTAGTCGAGAAGCTTATTCGCTGATTGGAGACGGTCTAGGGATGCAAGTGCAGACTGCTTATTAGATAGCAGGAACTGCAGCTGTTCCGGAGTCAATCCCTGCTGGAGCATCAATTACCGCCTCAGTAAGAAGCTGTCGTGCGAGCTCGATCTGCCCAGGAGTAAGTGAGGCAAAAATAGCGTCAATCTCAACGTTTACGTTAATATTCGCCTGATTATTGATCTGCAACATCTGCGGCACTTCATCCTTATACTCTTTAATGTGCCGCTTAGCGAAGAACTTCAGGAGATCGTCTGACTTTCGGACGCATGTGACTACAGTTCCATCCTTCGTCACGCGCTCTGAGATCACGCCCTCAATCGCTCTCCGTTCAACCTCGCGCTCAATCCCATCCTTATAGTGATCGATTGCATAGTCGCATGCCCGCTGGAACTCCGGATGCTTGTTCCGGTACACGACCATGTCGGAATGATTGACCCCGGCAAACGCAGCAGCATGGGTATAGCGCGCAGACTCTGCGAGCTTGACCAGGAAAGCGGCCCTCTCGGCAGCAGTCGGGGTCCAGGAGAACCCGGGGACCACGTTTGGCAGAGCCCCATTAACCGGGGCAGGAGATTCCCTGGGGAAGCCCCATACGGACTGAGTTTGGACTTCCATGGTGCTATTT